ACGTCAGTCGCGACCGTGGCGGTGCCTGCGGCATATTCGTCGAAGCGCACCCACGGCGATGAGGCGATGCCGTTCGTGCCGGCGGTGACCGCCGCAGTCGCTCCACCGTTGATCACGATGGACGTCACCGTCTTGAAGTCTTGAGCGGTGAACGCAGATCCGGTTATCGGCCCGACGACCTCAGTCAGCAGCGTACCGGTCGGAGAAGTTCCTGTGACCGTGAATGTATGCGTCGTGTCCGCAGTGGTGATGAGGACGCGGCGCGCCGTATCAAGGATCGCGATCCCATTGACTACGGTGGCTCCGTTCAGCGTGAGCGGCCCGGCAGCTCCAGGGGTCTGGGACAGCGCGATATTGTTCGCGGACGCCGCAGCGAGGGGACCGACGGTTGCTGTGATAGGGCGCATGTCTTTACTCCAAAAATGAAAACGGGGCTCTAGGCCCCGTAATCATATAGCCATGGGCCACGGCCGCCCTACTATCCGGTTCAATCCTCGCCGCTGGCGACGTCCTGCTCGTCCTTCATCAGCTTGCGTCCAGGAGCATCGGTGCCCTTGCGCGCGCTCGTGAATGGCTTCGAATCGGAGCCCGAGCCGGCTTGGCCGCCGCCCTTCTTGCCAGGACGAGTCCCCTGATTCTCAGGACCAAATCCAGCGGCGCCACCGCTCTTGCGGGGTTTCCGACCGGAGTGGAACGGCACCTTCTCGCCTTCTACCTTGCCGCCGCCCTTGCGCTTCGCGCGACCGCCGCGCTTGCGCTCTTCGGCCTCGTTCGCGACGCCTTCCTGTTTCTCTCCGGTGTTGGAGCGATTCTGAGGCTTGTCATTCAGATCCTCTTCTGGCTCGTTCGCGCCACCGGTTTCTCTGTGCTTACGACCCTTCATTGCATGGCTCCTTACGAGGCGTTATTGATGCCCTGAACGTAGAACACGGTCAGTGTACCAACAAACGCGCCGGTAGCATTGAACGTCAGCAGAATCTGTACGTCGGTGTTGCCGACGTTGTCCCAGTTCCCGATCTGGCCTGCAGTCGTTGGAAGCAGCGTCGAGTTCAACTGTCCGAGTGCCGCCAGAGATCCGGCGCCTGCGTTCGTGAAGAACGTCGCGCTTCCGCCGACGATACCGATTCCGACTGTTCCGGCCGCCTGGACGGTCGTCACCATCAGGTAGATGTCGGTGATCTGGCTCTGGGCCGGGATCACGATGTTGGTCGCGAACGTAGTCGCTACGCTGTTGACGCCGGCCTGCGTCTGCACCATCTGGCAATAGCCCACGTTGGCCTGTCCGTTGGAAGTGCTTCCAAGGCCAGCAAGCGTTGTGGACCCGTCAGAATGGACGATGTTCCCGGCCAGAATCGGACCCGTGAACAGCGTGCCCGGAAAAATCGGGCTCCCGTTCGGGTTCGGGTATTGGCCGCCGTTGATGTCGGACATGGGTCAGTCCTCGATTACGACGTTGGGAAGGCGCCCCAGATGGCGCGCCAGTTGTAGTAGTTGAAGCTGTAGCGCTGGTACCCCTTGACGAGCAGGTTGTCGGTCACGAAATCGACCTGCATGTCCGTCTCGAACGAAATGCGGTCCATGAACGCCAGACCAGAGATGTTGGTCAGAAGGAACCACGCGAACGACGAGGTCAGGAAGTCCATGACCATGTAGCCCTCTGGGATGCCGCCGGCCGTCGACAGGATCGCGTTCAAGTCGTTGTCGGCGGTTCCTGGCCGCAGTTCCGTCTTGGTCAGACGGATCGCGACCGGCTCGAGCTGCGGCGGCACGATCAGTTTCCGGCCACGCGCGAACGTCTTCAGGTTTGCCTGGTCGCGGAAGTTCGTGCGGATCGCGATCATCGCGTTCAGCAGTGTCGCTTCGTTCAGGTCGACCTGCGTGGTCGGCGTGTTCGCGATCGTGCCACCATCTATCGGGTGGGTCGTGGCGCACATCGCGACACCGTCGCCACCGACGTTTGGATTGTACGTGGTCGCCGTGTTGAGCACGTTCGCCGCGTAGATTTCCATCGTCTGGTGGAATGACTCCATCAGACCGAGGTTCGACGGGTGGAACTGGGTCTTGTACAGATTGTCATCGATGGACTTGCGGGTGATCGCGTAACCCAGGGCGATTTCGACATGCTCTTGGTTGTAGACGTAGCGTTCACCAGCGTTGTTGTCGAACTGCGTCTGGCCGCCTTCGGTCTTGAGCTGCGCGAGCCCGAGGTAACGCATCTCGGCCGTGCGCTCAAGAGCGAGCTTCGAGTTGAATCTCGTGAATACCTTGTCGTATTGCGACGGAATCTGCTCGTACTTTCCGGTGATCCCGCGCAGACCTGGCAGGAGCAGGTCTTTGATTTGGGAAAGATTGATGGCCATTTAAGTTTGCTCCTGCCCTTACGTGTTGATCGCCGTCGTGACCTTGGTCTCGACGTTGTTGAACGCCACGACCGCGTAGTCGTACGCGCCTGCCGCAGTTCCAGGGGCGCCCGGAGGGTCAGTGACCAAGCCGACGAGGCGCCATGGAAAGGCCGCCGTTACCGCTCCGGTGTGAAGCAGAAATGCTCCAGAGATGCCATTGGATGCGTTCCCCACTCCGATGTTGAAGTCGAAGTTCGCCCCGACATCAGCCTGGGCCACGCCGGTGGCATCGCCCTGCACGAGGAACTGCGCGGCCGGATCGTTGACCACGTACGCCTCGATCGTGGACTGGTTTCCGACCGTGACCGGCGAGCCGCCTGGCCAGAAGTTTGACCACACGGTGCGTCCGACCGCGGTCGACAGGTACTTGCAGCCAGCGAACACGCCGGCCATCGTGACCGTCGCGCCGCCAGCGGATCCGGCTGCCTGCTTGATGGTGCCGTCGCCAGTTCCAACACGAACAACCGGATCTCCGAAGTAGATCGCGGTGGCGTTGAAGTCGATGCCGCCGTTGCGGAAGCTCGTCAGTTCGTAGGTCGGCGAAGAGCCGGTTCCCTGGCGCTGAGCGAATCCGAAGGGAGCGTTGGAATTGGCCATACGAAGACACTCCTGCTGGAGGTCATCGCATGGCTGCCGGAGCTATCGAAGACCGAAAACTTTTTAATCAAGGGCCGCGCCGAGCGGTCCATGGGCAATTTATCCCACACAATTTCCGCGATGTCAAATATCGGTCGAAAAAAAACCCGGCACTAGGCCGGGTTTGAGAAGCCGCGCAAGCCTGGGGGATTGCGCTGGCGGGGGAGCTACTTCGATGGTGCAGGAGCGTGCTTCACTGGCTCGGTTTCGCCAGTCGCCACCGCCTTCTGATACGGCATCCATTCGGCATAATACCCGCCCTCAGGGGCGTCTTCCCCTTCCTGAACGAGCGGCACATTTGCCATCGCAAAGCTTGCGCCATTGCCATCGAAGACCGCGAGATTCAGCTTCCCGTTCGGGAGCACATTCGCGATGACGGCCGCGCACACCGCATTCGGTTCGAAGGCCGGATGCGATGAGCTGTTAGACGGATGGAAATGCACCATCCTGGCGACGGTAGGAACAATGCTTGTCATGATCACTCCCTCGGGATTGGAATAGATTCGAAGTTCTTCTTCACGCTCGCCATCGACTGGTCTTTGTTGCGACGCTCGAACTGGCCGTCAGGCGCTGCGCCGAGCTGCGCCTCTTTCGCCCGAACCTGATCGCGAGCGCGGCGATTGTCCATCGTTTTCACCTCGTCGGTGATTTCCTTCGGGCGCTCCATGAGGATCTGGCCATCACGAGTGATTGTCTCACCCTGATCGCTTTCCGGCATCATCTCCGGATGCCGCGATCTTGGAACCGCCTCCCATCCTCGATGCGCAAGCGACACCTGATACGATGGATTCTGCTTGCCAAGAATCTCGAATGCCTTCCACTCGTACGACCAGCCATCCGGAATGCTGCGCGGGTCGATGTAGAACTTGTCGGTGCTCTCCTCCATGCCACCAAGGTGATCGCGGAGTTCCGCGGCGCGGTGAGCGGCACGCGCTCTTGGGTCATCAGCAGCCGCTGCCTGGCCTTTGGAGACCGGTCCCGCAGCACCAGGAAGCGGCGCGTGCGGGACGTTGGTACGATTCGGAGTCTGTGCTTCAGTGGTCATGACAATTTGCCCTCTTTCTTGAGCGCGACTTTGTTTTTCGCGTATTCCTCGACAGTCATGCCCATATTCTGGGCCATTTCGACTTCGGCTGGACTCAGCTTCACAACGTTGGTGCGGGACGCGCCGCCGCTGCGAGTGACCGGAGCCGCTGCTGGCGCCGCGCCACGCCCACCATTGGCAAGCTGCGCCGCATCCGCAGACGGATCAGGGTCGTCCGCGTGAGGCGCCACCAGCGTCGGAGCTGGACTCAGGTCAAGTGTTTTCTCGATCGACGCGAAGTAGGTGTCAGTGTCCGGTGTATGGCCGCGGGCGAGCGCGAGCTGATGCGCCGCGAGCATCTGCTGCTCTTTGTGTTGATCGAGCACGAATTCAGGGTGCGCGCGCACCCACGCGATGCTCCGGGGATATTCTTTCCCCATCGTGCTGACGTACTTCTCGACCGGATCAACCGGGGCGCGAGCGACTGGCGGCGGAGCGCGCTCGAGAGCGCTTTTCCCGGCCTCGAGCTGGGAAAGCTTCGACGAATTGTCCACCATCTG